TGGGATTACTATTTCTGTGATGTTGCCGTTTTCATCTATAACAGTGAGTGTTATGTACTCACCATCATTAGAGAAACTAATACTATTACCTTCTAGTTCTATTGTTCCGCCAGTACCGCCATCTTCTGAAAAAAGCATATCGCTAATGTCTCTGGATAGGTTGCTGAATATTCTGCTCTGTAAATTAGATAAAAATTTGTTGAGTGTGCTGTTGTCTATGTCTCTTTGTATTTCTTCCAGTGCTGATTGTACTTCTTCAGCAAGCTCATCTCTGCGTTTGGTTTCTTGTTCGTCAATAGTCAAGTAATGAGCAGAAGCACCGATACCACTAAAACTGGGGTTCTTAAACTCATGGACTACTGGCGAAGCATTAACATTAAGAGCAACAATACTTAATATAAAAACTAACCCAATAATTGCTATTATTTCAGATTGTTTCTTTTCCTCTTTTCTGTTCATCTTCTTTTAATTCCAAAACAGTGTTTACTTTCATCTGTAATCGTATCATGTCTTGGTCTAACAGTCGTAGTTGGTCGGTTAGCCTTATGATTGTGGTTTTCATTTGCTCTACTGCAGGGTCTATCTTCTTGGTTATGGTCTGCCAAACAAAGTAAACGAAATAACCCAACCCCACGACCATCACTACAGGGAAGCCAAACTCTGTTATGAGTTGAGCTATGTCCACTAATCTCTCCTAGCATCTATCTTCCCATCTTCTACAAAGTTTTCTGCTCTCGCTATTCTGTCTAGGTCAGGAGATAAATTTAATGCACTAGATACGCTTGTATCAATGCGGATAATGTCATTGTTCATGGTGGCTGCTCTTGTTATAAGCATCTTGGATATGCCTTGTACTGTTTTGATTTCATCTACAAGGTTGTCCATCATCTGCTTCATGACTAGAAAAATAAAGAACGCCATTATTAAACCGCTTGCAATAGGTAGACCGACCTTTTCAATAAGTTCAAAGGCTTCCACTATTTATCTTCGCCTTTAAAACTCTTAGACGACCCACTTGTTCCTGCGTAAAGACCAAACCAAGCTGCACCTGCACCTACCACTATAGAGATTAATCCCGATTGCTCAAAACTAGGTGCTGCTAAATCCATAAACCAAAAGGTGGTGTAGTAAAGCAAATACATATACACGCTTAAAAAGGCTCTGGGGAATATACGCCAACTGTCTATAGCTTGTGCTAAGAATATCCATCTTTGATGTGGGTTCTTAGTACCTTCATCTTCAAGCTCTCTTATCCTGTCTTTTAGATCAGCTTTTTCTTGTAACAATGCCATGAATTTATTAAGGTCAATTTCAACCTCATTTCTGTCCATGTCTCCACCAAATCTTCCTGAACCATCATTCATATCTTTCTCCTTTAACTAACTGCGTAAGTGATTGAACCCCATGTACTGTGTGCTGCCCTATGAGTTTCATGTTCTGCTGCAATAGAAGTCATTTTATTGAGTGTGTATGTCGTTCCATCTCCAAACTTGTCTTCTGTATTTCTTTGGGTTTCTGCTGCGCTTATATCTGTTCTCCATGTATCTGCTACAGTATTCATTGCCCCTGTACTTGCGACTTCTTGTATAGAACCTGTGCAATCACAATGTATATAAGATAGATACCCTACCAACATAAGTTGTGCTGTGTAGTGCTTTTGCCCTCTGTGACTTGGATGTACTGCACCCATTTTTGTTTCTACTATCAAGTCATTGAAGACTAAATGACACAATGCCAACTTGGTAGAATCTTTCTCTGTAATCATTGTCACTTGTGTAGGGGTTTTTGCTTTTACTTTTGCCACTGTAAAACCCTGTGTCACATAAAGCATATTTGAAAACTCATTTATGCGTTGATTGTAAGTATTTGAACCAATAGGAAAATCGTTAAGAACTTCTAATACAAAATCTTTATCAGACTCTAGCAAAGGTCTTAGTATGTAGCCGTTGCTTGCTGTTATGGTTGCCATTATTTACCCCCTCCACTCACATTTAATAAAGATAACAAGCCTTGTAAAGTTATTGTTTCACTAGTTGCGGTATGTGTAACTACGCAAGTTGCAAACTTCTTATCATTGCCAGACAGTGTGGTAATACTACCTAGTGAGAATCCAGTTGAAGAACCTGTAAATGCACAAGCACTTATATAGTCATCATTACTATCTGCTACATTTACCCAAGTCCATCTGACTTTACAGGTTGCTTTACTAATAGAGTTATCATAGGTAACTGTTAAATCTTGAGTTTGTCCTGTAGGTGCGTATGAAGCACCATCGCTAGTTATCCATTGTGCTATTGTTGAATCGGCAGTTAGACTATCTGCCATAGCTCCTGCAATTTGTGCAGAAGGAACAGGTCTATTTACATTACCGCTTGCATCAAATCCTGCAAATGCTCTGAGTTTAGCGTCTTTTATATCTGCAACTGTAACCGCTACTCCACCAGAGATAATACCTACTTTCACTCTACCACTAGAATCTAATCCTGTTCCTGCATAACCTGCATGAGTTTTTGTATTACCTGCGTCTGGAATACTATTTAAATTAACTTGCACTGAAGTACCTGCACCACTTAATGTGCCATTTGCAGCCAAACTTATTTCACCATTTCTAAGTGCTGAGTTTGCGTTTAGAGTCTTTAATACTGCCGTTCCATCTAGTCCATCAAATCCTGCTCTTATTTTTAATAACTCTGCTGCAGTAAAATTAGTAGTCCCATCATTTATTTGACCTGTTAGTGTTCCTGCCATTGTGGTTGCATCACTTGTATTATCTACTTCACTTAAACCAACTGCTATCTTGTCAGGTGTTACCTCTATCCATTGATTGGCAGCTACTGCGTTGTTTCCTACTGAAGTTGCTCTGTATTGTTTATTATTATTATCAGTGTCATACCATAAATCACCTGCTGCGGTTGCTGTTGGTACTGCATCTTGTCTGAATATTGTTATCTGCCTTTCATCTGCAACATTACCAAGACCTATACCTGCTTTAGTTAGTGTTGTGACAACCCACTCTCCACCTGTAACTTGGTCTGCTCCTGCTGACTGCGCCCTATAGATTTTATTTCCGTCATTTGTATCAATCCATAAGTCTCCAATAGCAGTAGCAGTAGGGACTCCATCTTGTGCAAACGTAGTTACTTGTGCTTGATTTAAAACACTGCCTAGACCAATAGCACCTGCTGTTATGGTTGTTAAAATCCATTCATTAGCTGTTACTGCATCTGCACCTGCAGCGTGTGCCCTGTAAATCTTATTACCATCGTTAGAGTCTATCCATAAGTCGCCTGCACTTAATGCAGTCGGCACTTCATTTTGAAAAAAAGTTTTAGTTGTAGTTACGTTAGAGTTTAAATAGTTAGCTAGGCTTTGTGCTGTTCCTGCAACTGTGTGATTTACAACAGAAGAAAAAGCTGAATAACTCCCTGCCACTCCTGCATGCCTTACCCTAAAGTTATAGGCAACGCCTATTTCTAGTCCTAGTATTGTTTGCTTAGTTGTCCCTTTAGTTGCGGCTGTACTGGTATAAGTGGCATCTGCTGCACCATTTCTTTTAAATTGTAAGTCATTAAAAATAACCATAGGGGAAGCACTATTAACCCAAGTAGCAGTAACAGAGGTTGTTCCTAGATTGTCATTAGTTGTAGTATCAGTAGCCACTGATAAACTTGTTGGTGCTGCTATAACAAAACCACCTGAAGCTAAGTTACTTCCTGCTGCTATATTTGCGTTGTAATCACTGGTAGCAAAAGCATAAATTGAAGCTGCGGTTTCTTTAAGTGCCAATCTCACTCCAAGAACAGGAGTTTCATCTGACTGTATAACTTCCATATTTACCGATATTACTTCAAAGATTTTTTGCGAGTAACCCAATCTTTCGTTGGTAACGTAAACCCAATCGGCAGGTTGTAATTTCATAAATGAAAGGTCTACCAAACAATTAACTGATGTGCTTAGTCTTTGGTTCTTTAATGCAAGCCTTCCTATTCGTTGTGCCATTGTGTGCGTTGTCGTAAATGGCAGTTGTTTTTCCATTTGCTTAACGTAATTAGGCTTGTCATTTGTTACGCCATTAGGAGTATCTTCTGTTAAGAAAGTTGAGTCTTGATAGACTGGGGCATCTGCTGCTATATAGTCATTTGTTGAGTCTACATACACAGGTTTTACAGTATTGTAAAACTCTCCTGTATTAGCGTTTGTGGCTACACTGACTGGTGCTAACAGGTTATCATCTGAGATTGTTAAGGAGGGTGTCTGCGTTGTTCCTGCAAAAATATTAAATTGCCCATTGGTATATGACATCTTGCCTGCCATTGAACTCAGTAAACTTTCCAATACACCTGTTCCACTAGCACCAAAATTAGTGAAACCATTGGCTGTGTATTTATCTTCCGTTGTACTGTTGTCAGCTAGAGTAACATCCACTTCGCAGGCATTGGCTGCAGTTGCAAAACCTCCTTCATTGGTTGTGTCATTTATTTCAGAAGTTAAAGCCTTCAAGCCATATTGTGTATTGCTTATAAAATCTCTTATACATAAAGCAGGGTTATCACTCCATGCTGTGCTGTTGTCTCTGGGGTCAAATACTTTCTTGCCTTTAATTACACAAGATATAGCGGGCATTCCTCCGCCAAATGCTTCGGGGTCAAAAGCCAGTTGTAAATAAATATAAGCACAACTTCTAAACTGGTCTGAAGCAAGTAACGAACTTTGGGCAACTGCAAAACCATCTGCTGCAGTTTGTGAACCATTTTGAAAACTATATCTAGCTAACTTTCCTGAACCAAAGTTATTTTCACTATCTGTATTAATAAAATCTGAATTAGTAGCTGTATAGACTGTTGAACCGCTTATGGTACTTGTACCAGTAGTTAAAGTAGTGTCATTTAGCCTAACGCTCTCTAGGCTTTGTATTTCGTGTCCTGCTAATACAACTACAACGTGCAATAAATAGTTATCTACACCTGTGGTTTCCATGTGGACTATAGTTCCACCTACTCTGCACTCTCCGTAAACTAATTGCCTGTGTGCTGTTGCTGCCCTTGCTGCAAACTTAGAACCAAAATTTCCTGCAGAAGCATTCATTCCTTTTGAAGTTAATCCACCAACTACACTACCTGTAAGTGCTATTGCAAATGAATACATGGCTGCTGCTGTAGCAGTACCTACTGTACCAAACAAGGTTACGACAGAGCCACCCGTACCAAATACTAAAGCAGTACCTATAAAAACTACAATTGCAGCTATAACTGCATTTTTTATATGTTTAGCCATCTATCCTCCATGCTTTGACAACATCTACGTTGTGTTTGACCACAATCCCATCATCATCAACACCTAAAGCATTTATGCCATCGGACATAAAACACAATTCGCTTTCTTCTTTGTAGACTCCAAAATCTCCTTTCTGTATATAGTTAGGTTCTATTTCTTCTATACCAGTGTTGAGTTTTATAGCGTTCTCTATAGCAGGTACTAAACCTTTGCCCTTGCCATATTTTAATATGCTTTGCATGGCTTCTTTTTCATCAGTCCATTTCCAAGTATTAGGTAAAAGGCTTTCTTCGGTCATGGCTATAACAAATTTATTAGAGAAAGTTATGCAATCCCACTTACCCCATTCAAAAGGTGTGTATAAATTGCGGTTTAAGAAAGCGTCAAATTCAATTTCCCAATTAGGTAATTTACGCATACCACTATCTCAAGCTTATATTAACTTCACCAGTGTTAGTACCGCCACTGCCTGAATTTCCTGAGTCTTGTTTTTGACCCCAAGTTATTTGTTTGTCCTGTAATTGTTGTACTCTGTTAAATCCAGTATCTCCGTTATGCAAGAATTGTTGTGACTCTAAAGTGTATCTTAGGTTGGAAGGTCTCTCTAAATCCACTAATCTATTTTCAGAATCAATACTTATGGTTGCACCATCAGGCGTATCGTTTATGGTAAGAGCTGTCATGCGTCCTTTAAAAAGAGTAAGTTCTCCTGCACTTTCATTTGAACCGCCCATTTGGAAGCCAAGAAATAATGTTATAGGTCTGTTCTGATAGTTTTCTGTCAGTGCATAATCAAGAACAGTTGCATCCATTCCTGATAAAGCTAAACTTAACCCACTGGATTTTAATTCTAAATCTTCTTCTACCCCTCCTATAGACAATAAAGTTCCCGCTCCTGTGTAAGTTTCTGAATTTATAGTTATGTCATCTGTGCCAGACCAAACCAATATATCATCTGTATCAAACTCTGCCTTAACCGCAAAGAACATGGTTTGTGCATCAGCACCCAGTCTTGTTGCTATTGCAGTATCTACGCCTTGTCTTGTTGCCATTAGACTACCTCAACAACAGAAAATGACATCCCATACAAGGAAGCTCTATCTGCACTCCAATCTACAGTATTGGTCTGCAATCTGAACTTGCCTTTAGGTGCTTGAAACAAAACATAATGACCGCTTGCAAGAGTAGACCTTAACTTAGGTTCTGTCTGCACAGAGAATTGGTCAGGACTAGCATCCGTTACAACGGCATCTTCCACCACCATAACTAATTGCACTGGGTCTGCTGTAGCTGACGCTGCACCCAATACTCCTAGATAGTCTCCTTTCTTAATTGTTCCTGTGTAACTGCCAGAGGTTATAAGGTTTAACCCTGTTGCCCCTTTAACATTCATTTGTACTTTACAGCTATTAGTAGAACTCACGTTGGTTAATGTGCTATCCACTACCACAACTGTAGCACTCGTTTTTGTGGCTATCTTATGTGTGCCGTTGTTTTCTTCATTAGCCAACCCAGTTACATGAATAAAGTCTCCTTCTATGGCATTAGCAAATGTGCTTGCTCCTGCTGTAAATGTATTTGCATTAGTAACTGTTAAGGCTACGTTGGTGTTAGCCACCCTGTTCTCGCCTATAAGGTGCGTTGTGTTGAATGTTCCTGTGTTAGTTAGTGCATCAGGGTCAGCAAACTTAAAATGGTTTGTAGTGCCTTTTAATTGCAACAAAAAAGATTGCCATTCTTTAGCCTGCGTTCTGTTCATGCGAGGAAGTGTTACGTCTGCAGTCCAATAAACCGCATCGTACTCTTGTGTTTGTTGCTTCCCTGTAAATGGAGAAGCCGTTTGACCTATTGCTCTAAACAAACTAAAACTGCTCCTACTAAAGTTAGGAGTTGTAGGCATTGAGATAAGTTTAGCCACTTCCCATTAATCCTTTTTTGAATGAGCCACCACGCACTGCTGCTTCAAGCACTGCACCTTTTGTTACATCAGAAATCATAGGCATCATTTTTTGAACCTCTGCTCTTACTGTTGGAACTACACCTGTAGCAAAATTAACTGATTGATTAACTACTACAGTAGTTCCTCCACCCATGCCCTTACTGTTCATGTTATTCATGATAGTACCGCCAGTATTAGGCACAAAGATTTCCGCACCTCTTTCTCCTATCATTGTTGGCACGCCTTTTTGAACTTTACCACCGCCTGCAGTCCCCCTTCCTATATTATGTATGGCTGCTATAGAGTCAGCATCAGCAGTACTTAAAGTGCTAGAAGGACTATCAAACAAACCTGTGCCTACTGTGCCTGTAAAGTTAGGGAATATATGTGCTAATAGTCTATTAACAACTTCCATTTGTAAAAAGATAGCTATGATTTGCGAAACCATGCTCTTAGAAAAATTCTTAAATGACTCTAAGGCATTTTCTCCGTCTAACAAAGAATTAACAAAGTCTGTAGTAAATGCGTTGGAAGCGGAAACAATGGCTTGCTGCATTTCAGCCGTAAAACCAGTCACATCCTCTGTTGCCTCTTGCAATTTCCCTAACATTTCTTTTGCCTGATCTGATGAAAAACCCAAGTTATTCAACTGTTCTTCACATTGCTTCATAATATCTAACCAATTCTCTTCAGCAAATTTTAATGTCTCTGTTGACCCCCTTTCCTTTTCTAAAGCCGCTATAACTAAATTTATTGCATTCTGAGATTGACCTCTGAACATAATGCCGTTGACTTCTTCTTCGCTTAGTTCTTTTTTCACATCAAGCAACTCATGAAGAGTGTCACGTTCAATCCCAAGAGCTACAGATAACCTTTCATAAATTTTTTCTATTTTCTCTCTTTGAGTCAAGTTATCGCCTTCTGACTCTGTAAGCTCACCTATCATAGTTATTATTCCACCGAGAGTAGGATTAATTGCGGTTAACGTCTGTTTCATCATTAACATTTTTCCTGTCCATGCATCAATGCCAATCTCGTTATTATCTAACTGCGCTTTCAAATCTGTTAATTTTGCCGTCATATCCAATATGTTGGCATTAGCTACTCTTGTCTTTTCTGCTTTTATTTCCTCTCCTGTCATGCCTGCTGTATATACAGGAGATTGTAAAACTATTCCCAACCCTGCCCCTCTGGATGCTGCTATTAACATTGCTAAGTGATTAGTTGCTGCAGTAGCATCATCTGCCAATCCTTTTAAGAATTTGGACAACCCGCTCATATAAATTTCATTACCTAACGATTTTAAGGCAATAGTTAAGTTGGAAGTCTTGGTTGACAAGTTATCCATCTTACTTGCCATAGCACCGCCAAATTGTTTTTCTAAACCAGTTATAAGTGCGTCTGTAATGATTTCAGCTCCTTCAGCCGTTGCACCGAACTTAGCTATTTCCATTTTAGAAATATTAAGTTGTTCGGCTAATATTTTAAGTGCAGGTATTCCTCTGTCGCTCAGTTGATTTATTTCCATCAATCCTAAAGCACCTGCTTTCCCCCTTTGAACTGTTCGGACTAATGCTTGAAATACACCTAATTGGTCTGTTGATGTTGATGCAGTATCAGCAAAGACTTGCATCATTCTATTGGTGGGTTCAATACCTACTGATCTTAATTGTATAAATGCTTTAGTTACTTCTTCTACTTGGAATGGTGTTGTTTGAGCAAATGCTAAAACTTTTCCCATTGCCTCTTCACCTGCTTCCATGCCACCAAATACTGTATTTAAAGAATCTCTTAAGTCTTCAAACTCCATACCCACTTTGGCTATTGCAGTAACCATTTTTACCATTACTGCAGCAAAGGCTGCTGCTGCAACTTTTCCTTTAGAAAAAGCTGCATTAATATTTTTACCTGATTTTTTTGCTTCTTTGCCTGTTTTCTTTAATTGTTTATTGGTCTTATTAAGTTTTTTATTAAGGTCTTTTGTGTCTGCCTTAATAGCAATAATTAGTTCGTCTACTGTAGCCATATTAGTCTGGGTATAATTCCATTAAATTGTCTAACTCATCCTTTGTAATGGGTTCTTCTTTTCCCCCGCCATGAAACTGTTTGAACCCTTTTACTGCTTGATACATTTCTCTAGGAGAAAGATTCCAAAAATCCACTGGTCGCATGTTCATCATGCCTACGCATACACTCAAATATATTGACCATTCTATTCTTGAGTCTCCTGTAACTTTTTTGACGAATCACCTTCTTCTTCTTCAGAATC